ATGTTGACGAAAAAGTTTTTCTCGGTTATGGCACAATCACATGGGAAATCCCCGACGGTGTGGCGTACTCGAAAGCGGAGTACGTATTCACGAACAGAAGTTTGAGTGGCGCTTTACAAGACTTTATTGTCGTAGACAATCCCGGTACAGAGCCCATGTTGCTAGAAATGGAAGCAACATTTTATAGCGACAATGGTTTTCTCGGTTTAGAAAACGACGATCGGTCAACATTGGCGTTGTTTGGAAACGTCGAGGAAGTGGACGGCTATCACTACGAAACGAGCGACCTATTGTTTGACGATCATCTCACGAAAGACAAGGGTTGGATATTGAACAACGGCGTAACCCCGCCGGTCACACCCGAACGTTTGCAAGTCGGAACCGTTACTTACGTTGTCGAAGATTCGGCGACAGACGAAGGATATGTAAAGCCTAGTGGCTATGGCACAGGTACAAGCTGGCATGGACCTACCTTAACTAAGATTGTACCAGCCGACAAAAACGGAGCATACGCAAAAAACTGGCGGTCGGATTGGCGATTTGACTTTAACACGGACGGGAGCACAGCCAAAGGGCAAGAGGTCGGGCATAACTCGGTGACGTATATCGACCAAAACGACGAAATCATATGTTCGGTCGTTTTTGAGGACAATAACCCGTCGTATGAACGGTCAGACATAGCGGTATATATCCGCAATCAACGGGTTTGGGATACCCGGGAAACGAATCAGTTTTATGTGACCGGTCGAGGCGGTCAAGGTCCAATTTGCCGCGTCGAAAAAATTGGAAATCAAATCACGGTCAGCACGTGGACGGGCATTAAAAAAACGTTTATCACGGACAATCCGGACGCAGAATTACGCAAAATCACTTGGTACAGCGCCGCGTATGGTAGTAACCGACCCATCACAAACAATTTGTTGCGGGCGTTGCACGTGTACAAACATAACGTGGAAAACTGGCGGGATATACCCAACAAGTTTGGCAGGGGAGATACGCTCACATACGGAAAAAACGGGATGAACATTTTTTGCCAAATTAACGGTATGCAAGGGCTGCAATATCGCGACCCGGGAAGTACGCTAATCAAAGCGCCGCCCGGGCAAAGCGTAATCTATCTCGCATACAGTCCGTTTGCACAGACACCATTAGTTAAGCTAAAAGGGAGGGCGGTGTATGTCATATGATTTTTACACTTACAGACCGTCATTATAACGTATTGGACGCTTATGAGACAGATGATTATTTGATTGGCCAGTATATCGGCTCGATACTCGAGACCCTCGAAATCAATGTCCTTGTAAAAAGCCTAAACGCTGAACATTGGGTGGAAGGCAATTACATTATGTGCCAAGACAAGATGGGTAAAAAGCGTTGGTTTACCATATATGATTGTGATGACTCACACGGTGGCGACGTAAAAAGCCTTTTTTGTTATAGCGGCACAATTGACATCGTTGCAGAGGACGCGGCGCCAATCAGCGCACCGGATCCGAAACCTTTTAAATGGTACTTTGACCAAATTTTTTATGATACTGGGATTGTCCTAGGCGTTAATGAGATTTCCGACTTAACTAGGAAACTTGAATTTACTTCCGAAAACGCGTCAAACGCTGAAATGTTGCAGTACGTGCTGAACGGTTTTGACAATGCCGAAGCAAGTCTAGATGTGGAATTTGACGGTGCAACGCCGACAAAGCTTGTACTTAATGTTTACAAGCGAATTGGAAACGAGGAGCCGCAAACCGTATTATCCGATGAGGATGACTCTTTGACATCACTTGACCGGAAAGGCAGTATAAGCGACCTTGCGACATGCATAAACCCGACCGGTGCAGAGGATGAAAACGGAAATCCGATTACACTGCTTGGCAAGTACTACGAGGAAAGAGACGAACAAGGAAACATACTTTATTATTCACCGGTGGATTCTCCACGGGTTTTTTCCGTGGTTGCAAGGCGAGACTTTTACGTGCAACTGCCGGGCAAAGCCAACGGGGAATTTGACGGCTATATCAACAGAAGGTATACATCACAAGCAACAACACAGGACGCGCTTTGGCAAGAGTCGCTGGCACAGTTGAAAAAAATTGACCATGTGGCGGTCACCTACGAGGCTAACGGATATATTGATTGTTCCATCGGCGACAATGTACAGATTGTTTCGCACGAGATGAAGCCGCCAGTCATGATTGCGGCTCGAACCATAGAATATAAGTTTAATGACGACGACCCAAGTCGAAACGTTTATAAGTTTGGGAATTATGTAGAGTTAACGTCTAATCTGGACGAATTGTCCAAAATAATTGCGGAAGTAAAAAAACAAGTTGAACCACAAGTGATTGAAGCCGAGAGAAATGCAAAGGTTTATGCGGAAACTATATCAGCAGAAAAAGCTGCCCAAGCAGAAGAAAACGCAAAAGGATACACGGATACAGTAAAAGTCCAAGTTGTGGAGCATGCGAACACCGTTGCGAACCAAGCAGAAAACAATGCCAAGGAACACGCTGATACGGTCGCAGGTGAAGCCGAAAGCAATGCCAAGGCTTATGCCCTGTCCGAGGCTGATAAAGCCCGTATTGCGGCAATACAAGCCGCGGCTACTGACGCGCAAACAAAAGTAAATGCGGCAAAAACAGCACTGGAGGCAAGTATAGCGGAAAAGGCTGATGCCGAGTGGGTAAACGGGCAGCTTGTGTTGAAAGAAAACGCAATTACAAAATCCAACACAGCGCCATCAAATCCAACAACAGGTCAATTGTGGTTAGACACAAGCACTACACCTAACGTCCTCAAAAGATGGACAGGTTCGGCATGGGTGAAAGCAACGCCAACAAGTGCGGGAGAGGTTGGAGCATATACAAAAACCGAAGTCGACAACGCCCTAAACTCGAAAGTCTCGGTAACTCAATATAACACGGACATGAACGGTGTTGTCACTCGTCTAAACAGCGCAGAATCAAGCATAACACAGAATGAAAATGAAATTGCGACAAAAGTCAGCAACACGACATATCAGCAGGACAAAACGACTATCAACAACAATATATCCCAACTCCAAACAAAAATGTCCAACGCAGAAACAAGCATTTCGCAGTTGTCTAGCCAAATTGCGCTGAAAGCTAACGCAACGGACGTATATACCAAATCGCAGGTAGACGGTCAGTTTAGTACCGTCAATCAGCAAATCTCGCAATTGGATGCAGAACTGACCGTTCAAGCAGGGCAAATTGCTTCGAAAGTAAGTAAAACAGACTTACAATCGTTGAAAAACGGTATTTTGAAAGTTCGTTATGTTCGTGATTGGGCAAAAGGAAACTCGGTGAATAGCCGTAACCATTGGGTAGAAGTTAAGGTTATGTCGGGAACAACAAACCGTGCAAGCGGCAAGACGCCGACAAGTAACTATTCACTAACATACGGAAATCGTGTCACAGACGGAGATACGAACTCGAGTAACTATGCAGAAGGTGCGTTGGGGGCAGTAAGTCAATATGTTCAAATTGATTTAGGGGCTGTATACGAAGATATTGACTATATCCAAGTATGGCATTATTACAACGACGGGCGGACATACAACGGAACAAAAGTAGAGGTTTCGGCTGATGGCACGAATTGGATAACTGTTTTCGATAGTGCCGTATCGGGAACATACAAGGAAACGGCGGACGGACTAATTGTTCCGATTAACAATAGCGTTTTGAACTCGTTTAATAAACGTGTATCAAGCGCCGAAACATCCATCACGCAATTGTCGAATCAAATACAACTCAAAGCGAACCAGTCGACTGTTGATACGTTGGCGAATCGTATTAGCAGTGCTGAATCGACACTAACGATTCATACAAATCAGATTGCAAGCAAAGTAAGTCAAACGACGTTTGAAAGCGCCCTGTCCGGCAAAGAAAATACGGTGTATAAACAAAACACCGCACCGGCACACGCAAACGGGCGATTTTGGCTCGATACATCAAAAACACCGAATGTTTTATATCGGTCAAATGGTAGTGCTTGGATAAAAGTGACACCAACGTTAGCCGGCGAAGTAGGAGCGTTTAGCCAAGCGGATGGTAACACTCTTGCAGGTCGCCTATCCACCGCCGAGTCTACCATTACGCAACAAGCTGATTTGATAAGTCAAAAAGTATCAAAAACAGATTACAACGGGAACACCATAGCGTCGCTTATCAATCAGACAGCGACGACGATTAAAATACAAGCGAGCAAAATTAATCTTGTTGGTGCAGTGACAGTTTTGTCAGATATTACCGGCAATTTAGGCGATATTACAGCCGGTAACATTAGTGGGGTAAATATAACCGGCGTAACCATAACCGGCTCGACTATTATTTCTGATGGCGTTTGGCAAACTATTCAATCGAGAGTCCAACTCGGAAATGGAGTTATAACTGTTGGTGATTCATCAGCTAACAATACTGTCTCACCAGTCGGTTTCATCGTTGAACAAGATGGGGGGAGATTGCACCACGAATTTGGTGCTGACGGTATTTTGTTCTACGGTAGTGCCGCAGATGTGGCTAAAGCCGGAATTTATGTGCAATATGAATCATATGGAAATGGTATTTCAATGGTACTTGAGGCTGAAAACTACACAGCAGTAACAAGTAAGTTCTGGGTGCGTAACAATGAAGCACGTTTCCAATCGACAGAAAATTTTATAGATCCAGAACCAAACGTAAAAAAAGCCATCAAAGTTAGTGGCGGCATAGCGACCGACGTGCTCTATGCAAACGCAAGGTCAGTTAACAAAGACGCCATCAGGACGAGCGGGAAGATTTACGTCGGTGGTGAAGGCATCGAGGTGGTGTGGCCGGGCGGCACGCCTTACATTGATTTTACTCGAGTGTCAGGCGCAGACTACAATGCACGCATCATTATTCAAAGTGATTCATCCTTGGCATTTATGTTTGACAACAATAGTACTATTCGTCATCGCTTTTATGCAAACGGAACTAAATCGGGTGGTTCTATCGAAATTGATAGTAAAAATTTGGGAATGTCTCCTATTGACTCTCCGCAGGTATTGCTTGAGACAATCGAGTTTGACGTACCGCTTACGGCTGACGGGACTAAAGTGTTGCTTGATAGCCGTTTCGCAAAGGCAGTTAACTACCGTTTTGCGGTGTTTCCGAATAATGGACGAGTAATCGAAAAGGGCCCCGACTATTTTATTATTGCCGGTGATGGGTTAGCGGATATAAGAATCGTCGGCGAACGTGTCGGTTATGCAGGGGTTTACTTTGACGACATGACCATGGAAGGAGTGACTTAATGTGGCGTGGTTGAAACGGGAGCCGAGAATTACGGCTCTTATAAAAGAGAATGAAAAAGAAATCGTCGTGGTAGGTCCAAAAAGTGAAGTAGAAAAAATAGAATCGGAGGAAAAAGAAAATGAAACCAATAAACTATGATTTTTCAAACGTCCAAAACTTGTTGGCTACAAAGATTGCTAATTTAGAAATACAGTTAGCAAACGAACAGGCGGCTAGACAGGCGATTGTAGAATATGCGGAATCGCTAGAAAAGAAACTTGAGGAATTACAGCCGAAAGAGGGAGGTGAGGCAGAATGAATGTACAGATAACCAACATTAATATAAACTATACCGATAGCAAAATTAATGCCGTACAAGTGTATTTTTCCGCGTCAACAGAAAACCACGAGATTAATATCAGCGGTTATGTGCCGCTAACTGCCGAAGAATACCAAGGCAACGAGTCAATCGAGGTATTGACAGACATTGTCAGACAAACGATTTTAGACAAATTGAGTCCCGCCGAATAAGGTAGGACTTTTTATATTACAAAAAAGAAGGTGGACTTTTTGACCGTTGAACTCGGAATTTTGGTGTCGGTGTTAGGTGTTATTATCGCCTATCAGACCTACCAATTAAACAGACAAAAAGATGTAAAATCAGACACTAGAGAGGACGCTAAGTTACAAACAAAGCTAGATTACATCAGTAAAGGTGTTGAGGACATACGGATTGATTTAAAAGCCAACGAAAAACAAATGATCGCATTAGGCGAGCGAGTGACTCGAGTCGAGGAATCCAGCAAACAAGCGCACAAAAGGATAGATAAACTAGAAAAGGGAGATGAATAAGCATGGATAAAGAAATAATTACTAAAATTGGAAATACAGAAGTAAAACATACTGAAAGTAGAATAATCTTAAATGCTAAAAAAATAACATTTGAAAAAGCCAATGCATAACGCACTGGCTTGTTTTGATTAAACAATCTTTACAGTTACGCCATCAGACTGGACAATCAATTTTTTATTACTTTTTACATTTATTTTTTCAGCGTTTTGTTGCAACTCTATAATTGTCCCGTCATCGTAAGTACTAATAGATACAATGTTTGTCGGAGATAACTTTTTGGTTTCAAAATTAACTAGTTTTCTACCTTCTAAGTCAATATTGTATTCCATCGATTTACACCTCCCTTCCTTTAACAAAATTCGACAGGTAGGGAGAGAAAACCTTTAAGGAGATGTTACAAAAATGAAAATAAATTGGAAAGTGCGTTTACAAAGCTATCCGTTTTGGGTGGCTGTTTTTGCGTTGATTGGGTTAATCGTTACGGATTTAGGACTAATGGACTTAGGGCACTACGAAAAGTATGTTGACGCTATTTTGTTAGTACTAGTTGCCGGAGGTATTGTCTCCGACCCGACGACAACCGGGCTAACTGACAGCCAACAAGCACTAACTTACAAAAAACCGAAACAAGACTAAGAGCGGCGATTGCTGCTCTTTTTTATACAAAAGGAGATGTTTATATATGGCAAACAGTATCGCAATTTCAAGCGGACATGCGCTTTATGTACGTGGAGCAAGTGACATAATTGATGAGGTTAATGAGGCTCGAAAAGTGGTAGCTCAAGTTGTTGCATATTTAAAGCAACTTGGCGTTACTGTTTATGAGTTTCATGATAACACTTCAAAAACACAAAACCAAAATTTAAGTACAATCGTAAACTTCCATAATTCTAAAAATCGGGAACTTGATGTGTCAATCCACTTTAACAGTTCTGGACGTACAAATAATCCACTTGGTGTTGAAGTGCTTTATTATGATCAAAGCGGTTTAGCGGCAAATGTATCCCAAGCCATCGCAAACGCAAGCGGACTAAGAAATCGAGGAGCAAAACAGCGGAAAGAACTGTACTTTCTGCGTAAAACAGTGAAACCCGCAATCCTTATCGAAGTTTGCTTTGTAACAAGCACCGCAGACGTTGAACTCTATCGGAGAAACTTTGACGCCATTTGTAGAGCAATCGCTGAAACACTAAGTGGTAAAAAAATATCACAACCTGTACCACAAACCGGTGATACCTACACAGTCCAACCCGGTGACACTCTTTGGGGTATTGCACAAGCACACAACATGACAGTACAGCAGCTTAAAGACTTAAACGGATTAACTAGTGATACGATTTACCCTGGTCAACAGCTAAAAGTAAGTGGATCGGCTACTTATCACACCGTTGTAAAGGGTGATACTTTATGGGATATTGCTCGTAAATACGGGACGACTGTAGATAGGATTAAGTCATTAAATGGGCTTAAGAGCGACACTATCTATCCGGGACAAAAATTACGTGTGAAATAAAAAAAGAGGGGAGCGAATCCCCTCTTTTTATATTTTTACAAGAGGAAATTTGGCAGAAATAAAGAATTATTAATTATTAATGTGAAAGGAGGAAAGGATTTGAAGCAAGTAGCAGACAGGGAATTATTAGTAGTTAAAGGGAAAATGGTGGAAATTTTTACAATGGAAGATAATACTTATCTGGCTTTTGCACACGCAGATTATAATGCTGATGATGAAGAAGCAATAATAGGTATGGGAGAGGGGGACGAAAAAGAAACAGCAATAAAGCTAGCGCTACAAGATCTATACATAGAATTAAAAAACACCCGGTGAGGGGTGTTATTTTTTTATGAATAGATCCGTAATATCATTACTATTGTACAGCACTTTTTCGACATATTTTTTAAAATACCTTTAATTAAACAAAAAAGTTAATTCCACAAG